CCATCGAGCGGCAGCTCGGCGGCATCTATTCGGTTCTCTCGCAGGAGTTCCAGCTCCCCCTGGTTCGCCGCATCATGGACCGGATGAGCAGGGACAAGCGGCTTCCGTCCATTCCCGAGAAGTACATCAAGCCGACCATCATCACCGGCGTTGACGCGCTGGGACGCGGCAACGATCTCAACAAGCTGGATGTGTTCATCGCGGGTGCCTCTCAGGTGCTCGGTCCACAGATGATCCAGCAGTTCGTGAACATCCCCGAGTACCTGGCTCGTCGCGCGGCTTCTCTTGGCATCGACACCAAGGGCCTGATCGTGACCGAGGAGGAGATTGCGGCTAGGATGCAGCAGCAGCGGCAGATGCAAATGCAGGACCAGTACGGTCCGGAGCTCATGGGAGCTCTTGCCAAGGGTGTCGCCAATAATCCCCAGATTGCGTCTCAGATGATGCAGTCATCAGGGATGACGGCCCCCGCACAGCAGTAGCGAGGAATCATGGATCAGACGACCGAACAGACAGAGACGACATCCGCGGAACCCGTCAACGAACGGGCATCCATCGAGACCGAGAAGGGGATTCAGTTCCTCTCTCCCGACTCGGAGGCACCACGCCCGGAATGGCTCCCGGAGAAGTTCAGGAGCCCCGAGGAGATGGCGACCGCGTATCGGAACCTGGAACGGCGGATGAGTGGAGCGAAGCCCGAGGCCACACCCGAGCCCCAGGCCGAGCCCACTCCCGCCGAACCGGATCAGCCACAGCCCGAATCCATCGAAACGCAGCTCGGTGAGTTCAAGAAGTACACCGACGAGTATGCCAAGACCGGCAACCTGTCGGAAGAGAGCTACAAGGAGCTGATGGACCGCGGCATTCCCAAGGTCCTTGTGGATAACTACATCGCCAACTTCAAGTCGGCGGTGTCGTCGCAGACGGCGGAAACCGAGGCGAAGATCGTTGCCTCCGTCGGCGGTCCGCAGGAATACGCGGCGATGCAGGTCTGGGCCAGCAACAACTTCTCGGCAGAGGAGATCGCCGCGTACAACAAGGCGATGGAATCGAACGATCCGCAGATGATGGCGTTCGCCGTCAAGGGTCTGCAATCCCGGTTCCGTGCGGAGAGCGAACCGCGTCTGATCTCCGCTGCATCCAACTCGAAGCCTTCGGGATTCCGCTCGATGGCCGAGCTCACCCAGGCGATGCGAGATCCCAAGTACGCGACCGACCCGGCGTATCGGGCCGATGTCGCCAGCCGGATCAAGGCATCCCAACTCTTTGGAGTCGAACAATGAACAACCGGAACACCACCATCGCGGGCATTGGCTCGATCCTCGTCGCCATCGGTTCGGTACTGACCGCGATGTTCGACGGCGATCCCGCCACGAACGCGGACTTCACTTCAGCGGTCGCGGCGGTCATCGCCGGTGTCGGCCTGATTCTCGCCAAGGATGCGGACAAGGAGCTTGTCGCCGCTGATCCGGCCGAGCCCGCGGAGCCGCAGGCGTGATCGACCTGTTCCTGATTCCGCACACCGACTGCATCGGCGGTCAGGTCCGTGTGGATATCCGGCTGGTGGCGGATGAGCCCACATGGATTCATGCCGTCGATCTCGCGTTCGAGTGGGATCCCCGGCAGCTTCGTCTTGTCGGGTGCGACCACTCCGACAGCGATGTCGGGTACACCATCTCCGGTGTCCCCGGCCTGAGCATCGACTCGATGCCGTGGGACTTCTACGGAGCGAACACCAGCGTCGAGGACGGAGACGGATACTTCATCTGGCTCAGTCCCCTCACCGGGGCGGCGAACCCGACGATGATCTCCGATTCGGTGATTGCAACCCTGGTGTTCGAGCGTGTAGGATCCAACAAGACCCTTGTATCCGTCCTGGATACCCTGACCGTGGACTATCCGCTGCATACTCGCGTGTATGCAGGGGATGTCCCCGGTCTCGATCTGCTCGACCATGCACATGATGCAAAGGTCGGCGGATGCTGGCCGGTCCCGTTCTTCCTGCTCCCATGACTCCATGCTCGACCGCATCATCGCAGCCATCGCGCTTGCGCTCATCAAGTACCTTGAACAGCGCATCTCCGACAAGCGCGTGGCTATGGATGCTGATGTGGATCGCCCTGCTCTCCGTCGTGCTGGTGATCGGATTCGCGGCTGGATGCGGCAACAGGACGGTGTTCGTCCCGGAGGACAGCCCGATGCGGATCGGGGAGCCGGGGGGAGTCCGGATGAGGGTCTACCACCGAGTCAACGGTGAATGGGTCCTGTCGGGGAACAAGATCACAATCCCCGAGGGGTGGTACATGGTGCCCCCCTCGTATGTATCGGAATAACGCGGTGCCGTGGGAAACCACGGCATCGTGCTTTGGCGGCGACTGCGCCTGGCCCGCTGCGGCGGACAACCTGTGTTGACAGAACCAGCCACATCGTTTCAAACTCAAGCACTCAGATCACAGGAGGCCACACATGGCTTTCAAGCTGTCCGCCATTGGTCAGACCAACGGCTCAGGCGGTTGGACCGGCACCTACGCCACCGATACCGCACTCTTTCTCAAGGTGTTCGCCGGAGAGGTCCTGACGACCTTCGAGACCAACACCGTCATGCTCCCGCTGCACACCGTCCGCACGATCAGCTCGGGCAAGTCGGCCCAGTTCCCCGTCACCGGCACGGCGACGGCTGGCTACCACATCCCCGGCCAGTCGATCCTGCTCGGCAACCAGGTCGATGGCTTCATCGCCGCGTCTAGTGGTGCATCCGCGACGACGGCGGCGACCGCCTTCAACTCCACCTACCTGAACCAGATCAAGCACGCTGAGAAGGTCATCAACATTGATGACGAGCTCATCAGCTCCTGCTTTGTCTCGAATCTGGACGAGGCCCGCAACCACTACGATGTCCGGTCGATCTACTCGACGGAGCTCGGCCGTGCGCTTGCGAAGCAGATGGACAAGAACCTCATCGGTCTCGGCGTTCTCGCCGCCCGCGCAAGCGCGACGATCACCGGTGGAAGCGGCGGTTCTGCGCTGGACATCTCTGCCGCAAGCACCCGCACCGCTGTTTCCGCCGCCGAGCTCATCGCTGGCATCTACTCCGCGGCGCAGGCTCTTGATGAGAAGGATGTCCCGGCCGATGACCGCTACTGCATCCTGGAGCCGCTGTTCTACTACAAGCTCGTCCAGGAGAAGAGCCTCATCAACAAGGACTTCTCGATGGCCAACGGCGACTTCGCCGGTGGCATGGTCCTTGAGGCCGCCGGTGTCAAGATCGTGAAGTCGAACAACGCGGCTGCGGTGTTCGGTCAGAACCTGTCGGGCGTTACCGGTCAGCAGAACACCTACACCGGCAACTTCTCCGGCACCGTCGGCCTTGTGTTCCACAAGTCGGCCGTCGGCACCGTCAAGCTGATGGACCTCAAGATGGAGACCGAGTATTCGGTGGAGCGGCGCGGCAACCTGATGGTCGCCGGGTACGCCATCGGACACGGCATCCTCCGTCCGGAGGCGGCTGTCGAGCTCAAGCAGGCATAATCGCCAAGGCAGCACACAAGGGCCCCCCCTGGGAAACCAGGGGGGTGCCTATTCGGAGAACCCCATGCCATTGACATCGAAGCTGGAAGCCATCAACACGATCCTGGCTACCGTCGGAAGCTCGCCCGTCAGCAGCCTGACCGGAGCGCAGTCGGCAGATGTCCGCATGGCCGTATCCACCCTGGAGGAAGTCAACCGGGAGATCCAGTCAATCGGCTGGCACTTCAACACCGACGAGAATGTGCAGCTTGTACCGGATCCGGTCACGCTGGAGATCACCCTTGCGGACAGCATCGTCCGCTGCGACATCGAGGAGATCAACTCGAACGGCCTCGACATCGCGCAGCGTGGTCAGCGTCTGTACGACAAGACCAACCGCACATACCAGTTCGGCGTGGTTCCTGTCGCCACCGTCGTCACCCTTCTCGAGTGGGACGAGCTGCCCGAACCGGCCCGGCGGTACATCACGATCCGCGCTTCCCGGATGTTCAACGACCGAATGGTCGGCAGCGTCGAGCACCACCAGTTCACGGCCCTGGACGAGCTCCAGGCCCGCGCCGCTCTGATGGAGTTCGAGGGGGATACGGCGGACTACAGCGTGTTCGATCATTGGTCTGTCGCCCGCATCCTGCACAGGGGTCCTTGATGCTGATCTCGACCACCATCCCGAGTCTGTTGAATGGAGTCAGCCAGCAGCCATCGGCGCAGCGGTTTCCCACCCAGGCCGAGGCGCAGGTCAACGCCTATTCGTCGGTTGTGGACGGCCTGAGCAAGAGGCCGAATACCGAGTTCATCAGGGATACCGGCGCGGCCTATAAACTCGGAAACGAATACACGCACAACATCAACAGGGATGCCACCGAACGGTACATGGTCATTGTCGGTAGCAATGACATCAAGGTGATCGGTACGGATGGATTTGAACGGCCCGTGAACAAGCCCGATGGTGTCGAATACCTGTTACCGGCGGCTGGATCCGCATTCGACAACTCGATCCGCTGCGTCACCATCGGTGACTACACATTCATCCTGAACCGCACCAAGACGGTGGCGATGGATGCGACCACGACGGCGATCCCCAACTCAATGGGACTCGTGGCGATTGTGAACGGGGCGTACCAGACCAAGTACACCGTTACGGTGAACGGCACCGACTACACGCACCAGACAGCTGCATCGGCTAATGACGCGGACTGCACCAAGATCGCGGAGGACCTGCTTGCTACCTATAATGCGTCCCCGCAGGCAAATATCTCAGCTGAACAAGAGGGGTATGTGCTGCGGTTCTACCGCACCGACACGAATCCGTTCACGCTGACCGTAAACGATGGCCTCGGTGGGCGGGGAATGCTTGTGGTGAAGGATTCCGTGCAGTCATTCACCGATCTCCCGAACATCGCTTTCGACGGGATGGTGGTGCAGATCGAGGGAATCCCCGGTGCTCCCGAGGATGACCACTATGTTCAGTTCAATGCCGAGATCAGCGGGCAGATGAGCGAGGGGATCTGGGTCGAGTCGCTGGCCCCTGGTGTCAAGTACAAGTACGACTACGCGACCATGCCCCATGTGTTGATCCGTCTGTCAGGCGGTCAGTTCGTGTTCAAGAAGGCGGACGGCACCCTGTACAGCGGGCAGGCCGGAACCGACGCGGAGTGGGCCGAGCGGTATGTGGGCGACGACATCTCCAATCCGTTCCCGTCGTTCGTCGGCCAGGAGATCAACGACATCTTTCTGTTCAAGGACCGGCTGGGAATCCTTGCGAACGAAGCCGTCGTGATGTCGGAAACGGCTGAATACTTCAACTTCTGGCGCACGACGGTCACGCAGATCCTGGACTCGGATCCCATTGATGTGCAGTCCGCGTTCCCGCAGGTCTCGATCATGCGGGCTGCGATTCCGATCAACGACCGCCTGGTGGTATTCAGCGACAAGGCGCAGTTCGTGCTTCAATCGAATCAGGTGCTCACGCCCACTTCGGTTTCGCTGACCGCCGCGACTCAGTACGAGATGGATCCGAACATCCCGCCGGTGTCGTCGGGAAACACGGTGTTCTTTGCGTTCAAGCGCAGCGGCAACTACGGCATCCGCGAGTTCACCCAGAGCGAGCAGGACGGAAACCTGTTCGATGCTCCGGAGGTGACGGCCGCGGTCCCGAAGTATTTGCCGCCCGGCATCCGGAAGATGGTGTTCAACAGCATCGAGAGCTGCCTGATCGTCATCCCGACCGCGGCATACTCGTCAGAGCTGTTCGTCTACAAGTTCTACGGGTCCGGGTCCCAGCGCATCCAATCGAGCTGGTCGAAGTTCGACATGGGTGTGAATGTGCTCGGAGCCGAGGTGTTCGACAACTACCTGTACCTGGCCACCGACAGCCCGAATGAGAACACCGTATCGCTCGAGCGGATGGACTTCAGCCCGGCGCAGACCGACGAGGCGAAGAACGGTGTCGGCGGGGACAACGCGGCGTACAAGACCCTGCTGGACTGCCGGGCGGACGAGACTCAATGCGGTGTCGTGTACGACGCGGGGACGGACCAGACGACTCTGACGATACCGTTCGGACCGCGGCCCGATGTTCGGATGGTCATAGTGAGCCGGAAGGCCCTTGCGTCCGGAGCGTACACCACGCATGGCGAGATCCTGTGGACCGGATACCCGACATCCAGGACGATCACCATCCAGGGCAGGCTGGAATCGACACCGGGAACGGTCGCGTTCTACATCGGATTCCAGTACGAGATGCTGTACGAGTTCACCCGGCTCTACCTGCGTCTCCGTCGTGCCCAGAACGGAAACAGCGAGACGGTTACATCGGGCAGGCTGCAAGTCCGCTATTGCTCGGTCCAGTACGCCAACAGCGGGCACTTCAAGACGAAGGTGATTCCCGAATACGGGGACGAGTCGGTGACGGAGTGGACCGGAAACGATCTCGGCCTGCTCAACTCGACCCTGGGGGACATGACCGTATCCGACGGCAGATACAAGTTCGCCGTCTACGGGCT